TACTGCTGTCTCAGTTGATCCAGGGTCTGATACACTGCGTCAATGTGTGCCAGGGGTATGTCGCTGACAGTGAACTGGGTCTGAACGGGATCCTGAGTCAATTCTGGGATCCTCTTGCTTCTGGGCTTGTCAGCCGTGCTGGGTCCTGCGTGAATGTAGATGTCTCCGTATGGGCTTGGCATTATGGGCATGGTGTCTCCTTTTTTAATACAATTATAGCACGGCGGCACAGGCTGTCAACTGGTTTGGTAAAGTAAATGCGGTGGTTTGGGGTGGTGATTTTATATAAAACTGTGTGGTGTATTTAGACCCACCAAAGATATAAAAAATTTTACAAGTGCTATAGACCACAGCGATTACCAAATGTCAGGGGACGCTTCAATCAAATTAAAATAATATTCACCACCATCCTCCACCCCTTTACCACAGGGGGCTTGATACATCAGTGCTGTCTAGCTAAACAACCAACCGTAGCCACATATTCGCATCTCTTCTAGGAAACGTTTTCTATTGGAAATCTCTAGGGAGAACTGCTGGGCCGCTTTGCGACACGCGGAACGACTCACTCCCACCTGCGGCAGGCTATTGAGATAGCCCATCACGTTGAACAGTATGTTGTGCGAAAGATGGTAGCCTTCTATGCTCCTTGGTGCGAGTCCCGCTGTCTCACACATCCTGTGATGCACCCATAGCTCGTGTGGTTGATCACTGTACTCTCTAAAGGTCTCAAGCTCTACATTTTTTAATGTCCTCACGATCATGCCCACTGACAGGGCACCGCGGCCCATTTCTTCTCTGAGGTTGTCCAGCACAGCATCGCTGGTATCTGGATCATGATCTGCGAGATCTATTGGTTGCGACCACGTGTTGGTATGATCACCTGCATAGTCTATCAAATGCCAAAACTCGTGCTCCAGCGTGGCCTGTTCTCCCTGTGGATTTCTCACACCTGACATGGTTGAATTGGTGTTCAATCCCATGGTGGCCACCAAGCCCCCTCCATCCAACATCTCTCCCATGGGAGTCATGCCCCCACCTATGTTGTCATCACAGGTAAATTCGTGCAAGAACAACACCATGGGTTGGCGGCTCTTGTAGCCTCGCGATTCAGCCTCTAGCAGTTGTGCCTGTAATTTGTCTATGTACTGCTGTGGTAGGCTGTCATAGCACACCACCGTGACAGGGTAATTGCTGTAGGTCAATTGGTGTTGTTGCAGGGTGTGTGTGACAGCAGGTTGGTAATTCTTTAAGCCTCTATCGTAATTGTCATGACTGGCCCAGGCCAGTGTTTGCATTTTTTCCTGTGTCATCTTTGTCATATGTGCTCCCCGTTGTTATACATCCAGTATAGCACCTTTGGTAAATGTGTCAATCATTTAAAAGCCAGCACAATCAATGACTTAGCGGTGGAATGCAGTGGATCTCCGTGTGAGAACCGTGCGATGTGGGTGGCAAACGGTGGCACAACGGTGGATAATACCGTGTGTAAACGGTGGTTTAAACGGTTATAAACGCCTTTACAGTGGTTTGGACACGAGGCGTTGAACACTTGTGAACCCAAGTAGATTATGATTGATGTCTAGACCCTGACGACTGCTCTCTTACCGTTCTAGGGCTACACAAACAAACCGTAAACAAAGGGCAAACACTGCCAAAACACGGTCCTAACTCTGTTTCTAATACACAAGATCTGAGTCTTGCATGGGTCTGCTCTTGTAAAATGTTCTGTTTTGCTGTGCTGACCAGAATCTTGCCTTTGGCACAGTGTTCTTATATTGTGTTTCAGTCAAGAATGCCACACTGTGATCACAGTATTGTGTGCGTGTCGCTTTGTGTATTTTTTTAAAGGTTTTTAATTTTGCTTTGTAATTCGTGATGTCGCTGTGATACCATTTGCCATTTTTATCGTTTTTATACCATCCTTCTGCTAGGACTCTCTTCACAAAGTCTTGATCTCTCTTGTGCTGTTGCTGTTGTGTGTGGGTGCTGGCCTTGTATAGGTGCACTGAGCCATGTTGGCTTTTGATTATTTCCATGGTTTCATTTTTGAGATACACCACCTGTGTTTGGCTGCCACTCAATACCTTTTTTAACTGATCCCTGTCAATGACACCGCTGTGAATGATCATGTCTGCATAGGGCTTTTCGTGTGCCCTGGCATCCTGTTCCCATGGTGCATCCAGATAGGCACCTGAGTAATACACACCCTTCCATTCTCCTGTTTCCCATCCACCCAGTTGCCTGCGACTTCTGTTGGTTTGTTTTAACCAGCCCTGTTGAAATTGTACTGCGTGTCTTGCTTCGTGTGCTATGATCCTCAGCAGTCGCGATAGGGGTGCCCCGTAGAGGTTCCTAAAGTTCAACACACTTTCATGAGTGCGATTGATCCATAGGCCTGCATGGAATGCGTTGTCTCCCCAGTAGGCAGTTCTGCCAAATTGCATCTTGCTGTGGATTTTTAGATGATTCGCCAACCAATCATGTGCCTGTGTGCATAGATGCATGATCTCACGTTCATTGCTGTTTCTTGGTCGTAATCCTGTGTTGCTCATACACTCATTATAACACATCTGTATTAGTGTCAACCTTTAAATGGGCCTATGTAGCAGAGTTAGGCCCCAACTCTTCTTAAGGAAACAATGAAATAATGACCGTTAAAATCATTGTTTCTATGCTACTGTTATTATAACACGGCTTGTATTGGTGTCAACCTGGCAAATGCGGTGTGATTCAGCGGGTTTTATTCAAACAACCTGTTCACGGGCCGTGATAATCTATTCTGTGCCAAGTCACAATACACGGGATCTATTTCTGTGCCTTGGCTGTGCCTGCCCAGACGCTCTGCCACTACCAGTGTGGTGCCTGAACCCGCGAAGGGATCATACACACGATCACCTGCCTTGGTGGTCAATAGTATGCAGTTCTCTGCCAGTTGTTCTGGGAATGGTGCTGGATGTCCCTGTTGTCGCTCAGGCGGCATGGCCCAGACATCTGTGCGGTACTGCTCCTGGAGCTGATGTTTATAGACCTTGGGTTTTTGTTTGCACAACCAATAGATGCGTTCCGTGGTGTTGAACACATAGTGCTCATCCATGGCCATGGTTGATTTGCGATGCCACACTATCTCTTGGTAGAACTGGGCCTCAGTCTTGCTCAACCACTGCCAGGGATGGCTGCCCCTGCGAGCCCAGTTGCGTATCTTGTGCTGATAGAATATGGATCCCGTGGGCCGTATCAGCCTGTGGCATTGATTCACAATGCGGATCTGCCAGGCCTGATACTCCGCTTCTGGCATGTTGTCCGCATAGGTCTCATATTTGATGTTGCTGCCACTCCAGATGTTCTCACAGGTCTTGACGCCACCCCGCAGGCCCTTCTTGTTGTAGGGCGGTGAGAAGAGTATGGTGTCAATGCTGTCTCCTGGTTGTGATCGCATCCACTCCAGGCAGTCCTGTTGATAGAGTTGATAGGTCACCGTGATCTATTCCTGCTGGGGTTTCTTCAGCAACTCCTCATAGCGTTGTGAGCTGTTCGCGAAACTGTGCTTGATCCTGTTGAAATTGTTGATCTTGGTCTGGGTGACATTACAGCTATAGAATGTGTCACCAATGACGTCATTGAGCTTGGGGTCGTTGGTCACCAGGGCCTTGCGTAGCCTGTTGAGGTCCTCAAGGAATTTCATGTTGACGAAGCTGTTGACTATCTGTGACAGGATCCTCACGTCCTGCAACATGTCTTCCCTGGCCATGGCGACCTTGTCCACGAGATCAGCCTCCGTGACTGACTGCTTGATGATGGTGTCCTTGATCAATGTCATAATTTTTATGCGTCCTCTGCCATTGTTGTTCTATCCTTGTCTGTTCCTGTCTCCTATTTACGGCACAGGGCAAACACACCCACTGATTCTTGGATTCGTGCCATTGTAGAGTGGTGTTTGGTAAACTGCATTTGGGACAGATCACAGCCTGTTCTCCAATGCCTTGCCAAATGCTTCATAGGCACTGGTGTTCTGTTCAAAACCTATGAAATTCCTTTTCAACTTGACGGCGGCGTGACCCGTGGAAAAACTGCCAGCAAATGGGTCCAGCACTGTGTCTCCAGGCTGGGTGCTATATTCAATGAACTTCTCTATGAAATCCTGTGGCAGTTGGTTCTTGTTTTTTATTGCTCCTGGCTGGTATCGCCTGTGCAATTTCTGCACACTGATCCTGTCGCGATAACTGAGTTGGCTGTCCTGGAACCTGGCCTGGCCATTGAAATAGGTCTGTTTGCCCTTGCCCCAATACAGCACATGATAATGGCTGCTGACCCATTTGTTTTTGGTATACACACCAAAACTGTATTCCGCAACGAGGTGATTTATCTCTCTCAGGTCAGTGCGGTGCAGAGCGTTCAAGATGTGATGCAGGTTGGTGTATCCGCTGACGATATACACACTGCCCTGTGGCCTCAACACCCTACTGCATTCCGTTATCCAGCTGCGGCTGAATTCAGCGTAGTTGGCCCTGTCTATGTCTATGTAGCCTGGCACCACGGTGGATTCATCCCTGTTGTAGTGTTGATCAAGATTGGCCCCGTTGATGCCATAGGGCGGATCAGTGAATATGAGATCCACGCTGTTGTCAGCGATCGTTTTCAAACCCACGCGGCAATCTTGATTGTGTATCTCACAGGTCACTGTCATGACGTGATGTTGCGATAGTGTTCCTGCAACTGCTTGAACCAGGGCTGTTCTTTCCTGCCGCCCTTGCCAGACCAAACGGGATTTTCCTGTCGCATCTTGTAGTCTCCATAACGCATGGTCATTGTGGACATCAGTCCCTGTGCCACCATTTGATCCAGCAGTTCTTGATCCAACTGCCACCTCCACGGCTGGTGATCCTGCAGTTTTTGTCGCAACTGATGCCTGGCTGGATGGTGGGCCGCCATGCCCACAGATGATCCCTGTGCCTTGAATGGCAGGTTCATGTACTCCTTGTTGGCTGACCAACTGTGTTTCATGTCAAGATCATACTGTACTTCTGTGATGTCTTTGCGGACTATGCTGTCTGCGTCCAGTGCGATCACTGGCACGTCATCCTGATACAGCTCTGGTATCAGGTCAAACCTGGCACACACCCAATATCCGCGGCGTTGTTCCTGTGTCTTGTGTTCTCGCGGTGTCTGTGACTCCGTTAAACTCACACCCATTTGCTCACACCAAATCCTGTCCTGCGGTTCGCAATCCCATATGTGGGCGTGGCAGTGTGCCCACGGAGCGTGTGTCCTTATGCTGTTGAACAATGCTTGGCTGTGCAGACGGAAATACACACTATCGCTGGCACAATAAAATCCTTTGCGATCAATTTTTTTAATCACTATGCCAGGTCCTCCGCGATCATTTGAATCGTATCTCTGCCTTGAGGCTGCTGGATTTTTCAGCAAGAATTTTTACGATGTCAATAGTTTTTAATGCAGTGTTGACAGTGTATTTTCTTATGTCCACAATGATGCGTGTGCGTGGGTGGCTGTGTCGCAAGATCAGGTCGCGATAGTCATCCACGGCATAATGGAAGCCACAACTCAACCAACTGCAGATGAGATCAAACTTCTTGTCTAGGGGGATGTTGATGTTGTGTGCATCCACCATGGTATAATTTGTTGTGCCCTGTGAGTCAAAGAACTTACGCAGGCTGTCTAGCCCCGTGTAATACATCATGTTGCCCTTGGGTCCAAAGTCTTTCCTCCTCAGATTGCCTGTGGTGTTGGAGTTGAAATCTCCATCTAATAGATACAATTCCGTGCCGTATTTCTTATTGAATGCTCTGCTCTCAAAGGCCAGCCCGCAACCTATGTCCAATATGCTGTGGGGTGTGGGTTCACAATGCTGATCCAATATCTTGAAATATTCTGCTTTCTGTGCCACGTGTTCTGGTTTGAGCCACTCTTTAAAATATTCGTGGTCCGTGGGGAACATTTTTTTATAATTTTCTAATGCTGTCATTGTTTGTGTCTCCTAGTCATCCTGCTCCTTGAGCCTCTGGTCAATCTCTTGTATCGCCATCTGGATGGCTGTGCGGATCACGTGGTCGTTCTTGAACTCCACCTGTCGCATCTTGAGGTCCTCTTGCAATTTCCTCAGCAGGCTTTGTGTCAGTGCGTCCGTCATTTGGTGTCCTTGGCCAGCTTGATGAGCTCTTCCGTGGTCCAGCCCCAATGCCTCAGGGCCTCAAGTGATTGCCTGGCCATGGTGTACCACACCGCTTGTATGTCGTTGTGGCCTGATCGCTGCGCCTCTTCTATGAGGATCACGAGGGCCTGCTCCGCGAAGTTGAATCCAGAATGCATCTTGGATCTCCCAAGGCGAAGCTGTTGGCTCTTGCGATCCCTGCGATAGCTGTCCAAATTCGTGATGTTGTTCTTGTCTGCCATAGATTAAAGGGGGCATCGTGTTTGCATGGCAAATGTCAGAACTGATGCCCCATACCTTAAAGTGAACGTTAAACTTGCAAAAGGGAACGTTCAAGATATTTATATAAATTGTGAAAAATACATAAGGAAATGGGCGAGAGAGGATATGCCTATTGGAATCTCCAACCCATTTCGCAAAGGAGAAATTGTCAAATGGCTTTGAGCAATTTCCAAATTTACTTATCGTTTGGTAAACTCAAAAAGATGTTGTGTATTTTGTTGATGACATATATACTTGTGATTATGGCAAACTACAACAATTGGTCTAAAACTATATCATCCACAATACAATCCAGTCCTAAGCATTATTCATTAAGAATGCGTATGGCTCAAGTATCTCAAAAATATTATGGCACCACTGATTTTTCCAAATTAAAACCTTATCAATTAGATAAAATTATCACTTGGACGACCCAGATCAATCCCAATAAAGGCTCAAGCAAAGACAGAAGGCATGGCAGAACATTAGGCAGATTTATCAAAGGCAAAATTTAAACAATCTCAAGGGTGGCCCCCAATTACCAGGCTTTGAAATGATGAAGGAAAATAGTAATCATATCACGATCAGGGTTGAAAAATAACTGATCAGCGATTAGGTTGTTATCGCAACAGACTAAAAATTTGTGCTGTCCAGGCCCACACTGCCTGGTGTAAAGAAAGCGAAGCACACAGGGTTGGTATGATCCCGCACAAATTGGTCTTGCTTCTGGATGACGAGTGAGGCAACTCACATAAAGTCAGACTCCATCTTTGCACAGGTGGATTCTGAGCAAAGCAATCTACATAAAGTAAAGCGAAGCAAACACGAAATCACGTAGTGATTGAGTAGATGAACGCAGTTCATCTTGTGTGTGCCTCTAATGATCAACTTGCGTTGATCAACTCAAAGACTGCGTCTTTTCGTATGTCCACACCCCCGCAACATTAAATAAATCATAATGAATCAATGCCTCGTGTTCTTCAATGGACCATCAGTGACCCAGTTCCACCAACTGCCCAAGAGATTCACTGAGATAGGTTGCAACTTCATACAGAGGCACAGGGCCGTGGACCACGTGTGCTGTTTTGATCACCAGATGAAGACACAGGTCAGCGTGACGCCTCCCGCCATTTACTACTGCAGGAACGGGCACAGGGGCGGCGGATGGGGCGAGGTGGTGTGGAGCAGCCACGAGTCAGTGCAGAACTCAGGCATGATGGCAGTGCGGCTGGCCATACATCTGAGGTTCCAACGCATATGGGTGCTGGGCTGTGACTGGGGCTCAACCACCATCAGCATCTATGATGACATCTATCACGGGGACAAGGCGCTGCCGCGGGCTCCAGGTCGCAGGAAATTCACCAACGGGGCACTGAGGCAGATGGAGGAGTGGATGACCAAGCGGGGCGTGCAGATAGTGAGCGACCGCCAGGAGCCCTTCAGGCTGCCAGTGGTCAGCGTCACTGATTTTTTGGCGCACTATGACACCCCCTGACCCCACGTGGCCTGCCAGGCCTGTGCGATATACTGCCCAGACGCACGGATTGGCCGTTGACCTCGCCCCTGCGGCTGAACAACACCAGATGGTACAGCGTGGGTGGTTCTATGATGAAATTACAAAAATGATGCTCACCGTCCAGGCAGGTGCCATAGCGTGAATGCCAGCTGGCATCTGAATGTTGCTTGGCTTGTTTGCCCTTCCTCCTGTGCCTGCGGCAGGAATAGGTGCCCAATTTGCTGAGCCTACTGAGGAATTTTTCCTTCAACATCTAGGCCACCACTGTGTGTGCTGACACCGTGGTGAACTCGCTTCTGCGATCCAGGGAATTGATGGCTGCCACCCTCACGTCATAATTGCTGCCAAGCACCACGAAATCTATGAAGGTGCTGGTGGCTGACGTCGTGGTCCAAGTTTCAAAGTCTGAATCCGCACTGAGGCGATACTGCACCACGTAGCGGCTCACGAACGGATCGCTTGGGGCCAACCAGTTCACGGCCAACCTCCTATTGGTGTTGTTGGTCTCAATGTAGGCAGCGGTGTTGAGCTGTAGATTATGCACGGCACCTGAGCTCACTGACAGCGAAGTGGGCGGTGACACCAGCAGGGGATTGGGCAAGTTGATCGCTGGCCTCACTATGTCGTTGTCCTTGGGTATGAAATTATATGTTGACGGCACGTGCTGGAACCCTGACAGCGTGATGTCTCCAGTGGGCTGTATCCTGATCTGCACCAATCTAAACACTTGGTCCAGTCCCAGGTTGGTGTTGAGCACCCTGAACAGATCTCCCACCGTTAGGTTGGCGGCTGATATGTCAGTGTTGACGGTGATCAGCAGGGCCTGTCTCGTCCTCTTGACGAACACCTCCGCATACTGTATGGCCTGTTCCCTTACTGTGACCGTGTCCAAGACCACTTGCTTCTCCAATCTCACAAGGTCCTCTGCCAAGAACTGCACGTCATCGCTGGAGCCGTCCTCTGGCCATATGACCTCATTGGGCTGATAGTCAGACGCTGGATCCACATAGGTCACCCTGCACCTGTTGATCTTGGTCTCCTTGGTCTCACCCTGTAATTGCAGACCACCAATTATGTTGTTTTCGTGCAAGGTCAGCACGATGCCAGGATCAGATGGTGTGGCGGTTATGTCATTGTCGTCACCGCCGTGCTCTATCTTCAATAGATATTTGCCCTGGGTGAAAGGCATCATGCCACGGAATCCCTGCAATATTTTCCTCACGTTGTTCATCAATGATTCGCCAGTGTCCAGCACAGCGTCGCAGGTGAATGCCTTGCCCGTGGTGCTGTCAGTGTAGTTCACCGTCTGTTCGCACAGGGCCGCGGCGGTCCTGAAAGACAGCCAGTTGATGTCTGAATTGTCCAGTGCCTTGCCAAAGCGAGGGTTCCTCAGGTAATCTATCAATACGTTGACTGGGTTGTTGGTGAAAACTGTGGTCTCATTGGCATACAGAGTGGAGCGGTCAGCGGTGGGTGGCTTGATGTCTAGATTCATGGCCCAGCTGGTGATTAGATTTCCATCAGCGGTGATGTTGGTGCCAAACACGGCGTTATAGGTGCCCGTGGGCAACGACACCACCTCGTCTATGTTGAGAGTGACTGGTGTCTTTGCGTACACTTCTGGGTCCTCAAGACCAATTACTTGTTTACGTATGTTGGTGTTTCGTTTGCTTTTGGTTCTGGTAAAAGTGGCCAGCGTGGTGCTGGAGTCGTCCAGTATGGTCACTGAAGTTTCCACGTCCAAACCACCCTCACTGACCAACTCAGTGGTGAGAGCATGTCGCACCCTGACCTCAGAACTGGCGGCCGTGGTGCTGAACCTTATGGTGTAGCCCTGGGCGGGCGTGCCAGAACTTGTAAAACTTAGACTTTGATTGGTGGCCGCGGTCCAAGCACCAGGCTTGGAGATGTAGGATCCAAAGTCAGCGGGATTGTATGCGGTCAGCACGTTGAATATCTTCTTGCCGTTGAGCACCACCTTGATGTCTGGTATGCCGCCGCGATATGGATTGTTGTCCACCTGCTCCTGCGTGGGTTTTGGTGGCAGCCATTCAAATCTAAATGCCATGTAGCACAGTCCGCTCAACTTGTGATCTGACGTCCAGTTCACTGCGCCGCCAGTCAATATTGAAGATGCCACTTGGTCATCCCTGCCATCAAAAAATTGCACCTGTAATTTGTCTTTGTATGTGCCTGATGGCGGTGTGGCCACTACCCCGTGGGCATAAGAATCCAATGTGACGGTGGTGTCATCTATCAAGAGGCTGGTGTAGCTGTCGCACTGCCCCTCAGCCAGCACAAGGGCCAGATACATGTATTGGTTGCTGGTACCATTAGTGCTGACAAAAACCCTGCAGCCACCCACCATCCTGGTGCCGTATACCACTGGTATGTTGGATATGGCGCTGTCCTTGTTGACGAGAACTCCCTGGATCTCACCCCTGTCAACATCGCTAAATTGCGGCTGATTTACCTTGGGGCCAAACGGTGATGCAAAAATACTGGTGATGCCCTTGACCACTCCGCCTATGAGTTCACCTATCCCGCCAACCACCTTTTCAATGATGTCTCCAATTCCGCCCATTACAACACCCACTTCCTGTAGTTTTCACCACATTTATTATAACCCAGTTTGGTCAAAAATTTTTCAACCTTGCCGTACTTGGCCCCGT